CCATGTTACTTCTAAAGCAGCTGCTTCTGGAGATTCATAACTTAAATCGTTAGTGAATGGAAGTCCAGAATTAATCCAGCAATCTTCTAATGTTATAGTTCTGTAAATATCACCAGCTCTATTGAATTGTACGATTACGATTGTTCCAGTATAGTCTTTCTTTAAGCCCATTACACCAGTCTGTGGATCGTAAGCTAAGTTATACCATTGTCTCATTGTTTTATATAAATAAGCTTGGTTTGCCTCGTTTAAATTTAACGAAAAGTTAATACCCACCGTAAGTGTAGTATCATCTGGCATTCCAGCGTATGAACGTGAAGAGAATTTGTATTTCTGTGCTACCTCTCCAGGTGCTTTATATAATTCCAACCCGCTAACAGTGTTAACATGTTGAAGTAATAACGGTGCATCAGCAACTCCAGCAGGAGGTAAAATAGTTACCTCAAATAAGTTTCCTTGTACTGGTTCGAATTGTCTACCCGCCTTACTAGTTTGATCTTGTGAATAGTGTGGTAAAGCCATAAGTCTTTATTGTTTTATTTTTTATTATATATCTTCTTAACTAAAGTTTCCGGTTGAAATTTCACCAGTATTTAAAATTGTTGTTCTGTGTACAACTATTTCTAAACCTTTAACTGGCTCAACAAATGTATCTATGATACCGATGTTGTTGTCAATTACCTCACCTGTGTTATTTGATTGATCCATTACGTTTTTGAAATCGTATACACCACCATCTTGTCTAACTGATTCCATTAATGAATCTGCTAAAGTTTTGATTTCTAATCTAGTTTGTGCATTGTTAAATTCGAATACGTAATCTTTAAGTATATCTGCCATTGCATCTTGAATGTAAATTAACACTTCTCTAACGTGAGCTGAAGATAGTGATGATTTAATAGACTGCTGTGCAGTTTTATTTCCTAAGATAGTTAAACCAACTCCTCTTTGGAATACAATCGGGTTATATCCGAATGGCTCTAGAATGTCTCTATCTGCTTTGTCAAAAGAATATTCTGCTCCTGCAACGTTAGTTCCAGCAACAACTCCTCTTCTTGGACCAGCAACGATTGACCATGGTAAAGCATCTGTGTATTTATCAATATAGTTATTAGATACATACGCAGCTGGTGGAACCATTGTGTCTTTTCCATTTTCTCTTACAATAAGACCAGGTCCGTAGTAGAATGCATAATTTGCACCATCTGCGATACTTGGTAATGTATATAGTGATGTTGGATTTAAAGCTAAGTTACCTCCTTCTGGAATGTATGATGTTTGGAATGAACCATTAAACTCATTAATAAATGCAGGATCAGTTGAACCTTTAAAGTCTTTAATCATTGGTGCATTTAATATAGCTGCAGCATTTTGTCTTTCTTTAGCTAATTGAGATAATTCGATTTTATTTCTTAATTGACCATCAAAAGAACCAAATGTATCGACAATATATCTAAAGTCGATTGCATCTTTATCTACTAAACCAGTTGCTAAACCTGTTCCTAATGCGATAGCGGCTAAACATGAAGAAATCTTTTCATCCGTGATTACAGCTCCGTTTAATACAAATGGAACATATTCATCTGCTGCTTCTTCTAAAGATAAAACATATTCTCCATTAAAAGTAGCTGGGGCAGCTTCTGTTAATTTAACAGTATATACTTTGTCTCCATCTCCATTCATTTTATATGAAACTTGTGAAATAAGAGCTAGTCTATCGTTTGCAGCGTTTCTGAAGTAGTGTCCTTTCTCAAAAGAGAATGTATGACCTGCTGCGATTGATGAATCAACCGTGAATATAGCTTCAGTACCGTTTGCGCTATAGGTAATTTCTGCAGGCATACTTACGGTAATTGTTCTTTGTTGAACATCATAAGATAGAACTAATTGATCGTTAGTATTTTCGTCAAAAGAGTGACCAACTAAATCAATAGGAGTTTCTCCATCTGGAGTTCCACTCCAATCATCTGATGATATATTTTGTACTTTATCTTCGGCAATTGCACAGAATAAACCTGTTCTTCTTGCTTCGGCGTTAATCATTGTTTCAACATACATGTTTCTTCCTTCTAAGTCTTTAAAACCTGGAAGCATTGAACCTGTATAAGATCCTATCATTTCAACTTGTCTTAAGTTTGCAAATGTATCTAAGTAACCTTTTCTTAAACCTTTATCTGTAAAATATTCTCCATAAACTGGATCAACATCCATGTCTGCTGGATTAAATTTACCTTTAAATACGAATACATCGATCATGTAATCTGATAATAAATCTTTATCATTTAAATATTCTGGAACATTACCCTCTCCGTACCATTCTCTTGCAGTGATATTAAATCCTGGAGTTGATTGAGCTTTTCTTGTAAAAACCGTGATCGGAGTTTGTTTAATGTTAACGAAATTTAAAATTTGATTAGGATCTTCTCCTAATGTATTTAATACTTTCTCATCTGAAGGAATCATAAACTTATCAGTGTCAAAGAAACTTGAATAAGGATGTGAATCACTAGCTTGGTGTGCTAAATCAGGGAATACATCTGGTCCGTATGTAGCAGGTACTTCTGGTACTTCTGGTACTTCTGGAATTTCAGCTACCATAATTTGAGCAGTTGAAGTAACTGGGTTTCCATCAACATCAGTCCATGTACCTGGTGTAGCAGCTTCTTCATCAACTTGTTGCTGAGTTGCAGTAACTGCAGGAACTGCAGGAATTGCAGGAACTGCAGGAATTAACGGTGTTAATTCTTCTCCAGCGACAGTTACATCATAACTTCCGTTTGTAGAAATTTGTATAGACGAAGCAAAATCTTCATCGTCTTTGAAACCGGCAAGGTTAAGAGCTAGGATAGGTCCTCTTGAAAGAGCAGCCTGAGCTGATCTATGAAAGAACATTCCTTTTTTCTCTAACGCCTTATCGATATTTCCATATACCTGAATGAATGCTTCGATGTTTTCGATTAATACTGGTGTATTATAAGGTCCTTTTCTTGAGTGACCAACAACCAGCCTAAGAGTAGAAACGTCAATATTAGCAGTTTGAGATTTGTCAAATTCTAATCTGTAAACGCCTGAACTCTTGAATTGTAATAATTGAGGACTTAGTGCCATAGTTATTTAATTTTGTTTTTTTATTTAATCTATATATCCGTGTAAATTTGGAGTTTAGTCTATATAAGATCATAAATGTCATACTGCATATCTCCAGCTGAATCATTCTGCTGATATAGTGTAGTTTCCATTAATTTATACTTTTCAGGATCTATAAAATCTAGCAATTCTTCAATATAATCTGCGTAATCTGTGGTGTTAAAAAACTCAGTGGCAGTGATTCCGGTCATAATGATATCATCATTTCCCATTTGAGCACCGTAGCTTCCATTTTTAAGACTACCGAAAAGACTTGCTTCATTTACAGTTTCCGTGTCATTTATTTTTATTCTATTATTTTCAATTAACTTTTTAAAATTTTGACAGAACACTGATTTGTTATCTGCCTTTAATTTTATACCTGGTTTTAGGGCTCTTGAATCATGTCTATGTTTAAACCTTAATACCATTTCGTCTTCAAATTCATTTCTTGAAGGATAAACTGTTTGTAAATATTTTAATAAGATAGAACCGTATGTATTGAATTCTATAATCATCTTAACATTTTCAGGATTAAATATCTCGACAGCCAATGTATATAGAACCTTTGCAAAATCTTCTATAACGTGTTCATTAGATCTAAAGACTGCCACTTGATTCAATCTAAAAAAGTCATACATTGCACCGGGTGTCACTGCATCAATAATGTCCTTATCTTCCATTGGTTCTACTTCGAAAACATTAATTACGGAGTAATCACCTCCGTTGCCTTCTGCGATGTCTACTGAAAACAAATAAAATCTATTAGATTCTTTTGCTCCTTCAGGATCGAAGTCTTTATGAAATCCTAGAACTCCCTTTGTATCTATTTGTATATTTTCAAAATCTTCTAAATCATGCCATATAAATTCATGTGAATTCTTTCTCATGGTTTTCATAACCATTGGGCTTAATAATAGATTAGAAGAACTTACGAATTCATTTCCATATTGTCTATTAAAGGCTTCTTCAGAACCTAAGTTTCCAAGTTCTCTTTCATACCATGCATCATCTCTATCTGGATGCTGCCACCAATCAACTCTCGTTGGTGTATATTCATTTTCTCCTTTTTCAGCACCTGCATAAATTTCATAGAATTTATTAAATCCATTCGGTGTTGAAGTAATATTAATTCTAGATACCTTAGAAGCTGATAATGTAGGATATACATTTTCATAGAATGAATCAACTATAGTTGGATGAATGTGTGCGAACTCATCGAGATATAAGTTATGAATAGTAAAACCAATACCTGATTTTGCGGTAGTTGATTGACCTACTAATCTACATCCATTATCTGAACGTACATTCATAACGTCATACTTAATAATACCTGGTTTCATAAAGAAAGGAAGGTTTTCAATAACTACCTTTGCTTTATCTATAATTTCTTTTGTTGAATCTGATTTATTAGCTAAAAGAAGAGTAGTTTTATCATAGTTAAATGTAACATACCATGCATTAAAAATAGAAGCTGTTACAGTTTTACCCATTTGTCTGGCCGCTAATACAATATTAAATCTTTCGTTTTGAAAGTTATGTAATAATTCTTTTTGATATTCTCTAAGTTTCACCTGTTGAATACCTTCATCTGTCATTACTACTGCATACTTTTCTGCAAAATAAACAATATCATTTGCGCATTTAGCCAGCTCTGCAATTTCCTCTTCAGTATATTCAAATACAATATTACCCTTACGTAAAAACTGCTTACCCTCATAAAAGGGCATAGAAACTTGTGGGCGATATCCTTTATCTAGTGCTACTAAAAGATCATCAACATTCTTAGTCGACCATACCAGCTTTTGACCAGGATCGCTTTTGTCTCCTTTCGGAATCCACATATTATCTCCTACGTAATCGCTCATTGTTATTCTTCGTTAGGTTCTACATCTTCGATATCTTGAGTTTCTGAATCGATTCCAGAACGAATCATTCTCATAAGATCTTTAGTTCCTCTTTGAACCGCAGAATCACCAGTGGAACCTCCTGATTCTTCTATTTCCCTAACATCATCTCTTTTCTTGTAAATTTCTATATCTCTAGAAATTCGTTTAGCACTTTCTTCAGTTGCCATTAAATACATTGTTTGGGATTTAATAATATCTAGCATTGATTTCTGTAAAGTTGCAAGAACTTCAAACATTCTTGGAGCTAATTCGCCATCTTCGATAGTTTCTAATAATGTTGTAAGAGCTCTTTCACCTGCTTGTAATTGATAAACTAAAGAAGACATTGTCATCTCATCCATCTTTTTCTTAGCAGCGATATATTCATCCTTTTCAATTATATCTTCTGCAAGATAAAATTTCATAAGGGCTGTTATAGTTTTCTTAGCTGTTTTAGTAGATCTTGTTTTAAGTTCTCCAAATGATGGAAGAACTTCCTTTGGTTGAAGTGGAAGAAACGTTGGATCAGTATCCGTGGCCTCTGTTATATCTACACTTTCACCAATAAGTTCATCAAGCTCTTTTCTAATATCTTCTGCTTGGTCTTTTATTGACTTCTTTTCTTCTGACATAAATTATTGTTTTATAGGATTATATATCCTAATTACTTAGAATGAAAGAATTTCTGAAATCCAATACTAGGTATTGCATTATCGATCATCTTCGCAAGTTGGTTATCTCTGACAACATATTGATTTAATACGTTTGATCTCTGCTCCTCTTCTATAGTCTGTTCAAATATTCTAAGATTTGTCATATACATTCCATTTCCTCTTAATTGGAAATTAGAATTTGAATTCCAAATCATTCCTGATGATTTAACTTCGTTAAATAATTCTATTAATTGTGTAGGACTATTTTGAGGAAGACCTACTTCATTTAAATTATAAATACTTAAACTCATTGAAGAAAATTCATTACTTATATTCAATACAAATGCATACCATTCTTTTTGTAAATTTATTCCATGATTAAACGTTATGGTATTACCATTAGACATTACTTTGAATTCTGAATCATTTATATATGATTTAAATCCTGTTAGTGCAGTCGAATCTCCAATTATGAAATGATCTCCGGATCCTGTATTAAATCTAGGATTAAACCATCCTGAAATTGCCATATTTTCACCAATACCTAATTGGGAAGGTATTTCATACTCTATACATAGTTCTTCATTTGCTAAAGTAGATAGGTCATAGTAATTTTTACTGACGATTGTCCATCTATTTTTTAATTCAAAATCCTTTATTTCTAGAGAAGTATTATAGAATTTTCTAATTCCATCATTATACGTTGATAATGTTGTTTTAAATTGCTGAGGATTTGTATCTTTCTCCTGCTCTTCCCTTTGTCTTTCTCCGAAAACTTCTTCGATTCCAGTTGTTAATGTGTCGGTGGCAGCGTCAAACGTATTTTTATTAACTGAAGTTCTTTCTTGATATTTCTTCAACATTACTCTCCAGTATGAATTGGTTTTATTGAACTCATCGGCTAAAGCTATAGTATGAACTTCATACATTCTATTAATAATAGGAATATACATATAATCCTTAGATCTAGGGTATCTGCTTTTTATTAAATTTCCTTGAGAATCTCTTTCTCCAAACGCTCTATCAAATTCTTCTTGAGTAATATGAATTTCAAAGTCTGCGAAATCCATTCCGAATATATCAAAAGTTATACTTTCTTCAGGAAATTCATTTCCTGGGACTAATATCTTTATGTTTTTATTATCTACTACATCATGTAAACTATATTCCATAAGAGTAACGTCTTCTGTTCTCATATCTGGTTCAGTTCTAAAATAGTTTACTTCATGACCAAAGATATTGCTTACTAATCCTGTAATTTGTTTTACGAATTTAGTAGATTTACTTAAATTATATGGATTAAATAAATTATCATTACATTCTTCTACGATAATGTTTGCACATCCGTCCATTGAAAAGGGATCTAAACACTCAACACAAAAGTTAGGGCATGCTTCAATAATACCGTCTTCCGTTTGTGTAGTATATGTGATCGAGATCAATGAAAGAGAATTTCCACCCGATATTTCAGTTATTTCTGCTTTTAAATCAATATAGAGTGGTAGTGTATTATTAAAATCTAAACTGAATAAATCTCCGATGTTTGAAGTTTTATTTAATTCTGAAAATTCTGAAAAAGATCCACCAGTCTGTGACCATCTAAATTCATAATCAAATTTATTTAATTCATTAGGAACTAAGAAAAATTCTATTCCAGATGGTTGTGTTGAAAACTGGGGTGACGTTGTTAATTCCAGGGTGTATGCGTCTGGTACGGAACTAATTTGAAATATCTTATTTCCTAATACAATTTCATCACCATTGGCTAGAAATGTAAAATCTGTTCCCATTCCTATTACTGTTGGAGATCCTGCATTCAATATAACTACACCCTTTGTCTGTGGTGTTGTTAAACCTGCTATAATTTCCCAATCCGTAATCTTTATTACGTTCTGAAAAGGATCTTGTAGGGATGCTATGAGTTGATCTCCGTTTGCGTTTGCAGTATATCCTGTTACCATTTAATATCTAGTTCTTTTGTCTATATATTCGTTAAAGAAAGCTAGTAATCAGTGATTAACATTATTTTGGGATTATCATCTTGGATCTTAGCTTCTATGCAGTCCATTAGATCTAATGCAGTATCAAATTCTTTTCCATCTGAACCTTCTCTCGATCTTACAAAAGAATCTAAAGCATTAAATATATGAGAAGCATGGTGCCTTGCATAAGGAACATTCTTTTTCATAAGACCTAGCGAAATTAAAATAGAGTTTATTTCTTGTAAATCTTTTTCTTGTTGAAATATATCATATAGCCTTAATGTTCCTGCCAATACTTTAAAATTAAATCGAAGAGTCTTAATTCCATCTATGTCAGATAATCTACTATAAGATTTATTTTTATTGATAGTCAGCTTAATATATTCTAAGTTTGTAAAATCTGTTAAGATCTTGTGTAGAAAATAAATAGTAGTTGCTTCTTTATGAAATTGTTCAAAACCAGTTGCGTTGATTCTATTAATATCGGATTGAAAGTTTTCCTTTAAAAACAAAGATAATTGCTCTTTACTTACAAGAAGAGATCCATCATTAACGACCCTATAGTCCAATTGATTCTTTACTAATGTAAGAATCTTATTGTCGATATAATTATATTTGAATAGAGTGGCGTCAACGACAGTGGCCACATCATTAAAGTCGTAGTAGCTAATCATTTAATATACCTGCATTGTGTTTTCTAATTCCAATAGATTCTTATTTAATTCAACAGGGTTAAATTTCTTAAGATCATTGAACTCTCTCATTCCAATTTCATTTCTTTGTAAAAAGAATTTAATTGTTTCTTCTTTAGGTATATATTCTTTT